CCCGAGAAAAGCCTTACCTTTTGTAGCCAAAGTCGTCACAGATGGCTTGAACAAGGGTGTTCAAGTGTCTAACCGAGTTGTTAGAGACGTTTTCAATAGACGTCGTGAAAAAGTCATGGACGTTACTGGTACTACGACCCCCTTTCTCTTGTTAGCATCCCTAGTCATAAATCCTGCTAACAATGTTGCCTTTCCGATATTTTCTGGTGCTGCAAAGATGTATGAAATGTACAACCAAGGTAGGATGGGTATACATTTTATATATGAAGGTGAAGCTTATACAGCCAGTGGCACCAGCTCCACCGCTGGTATCCTTATGTTAGCCTTCAATCCCGATGTGGATGATGCATTGCCTATCTCCTCAAAACAGATGGAAGACTATGGTATTAGCAGGAAAGGACCTATTTATTCTAAACGTCTTGTATTGTCTGTCCGACCCAATTCGCCTTTTAAGAAGCATTTTGTTTATTTTTCGGAAAACATACCAGGACCAACAGGTGTAGGTAACAAATTTTATGACTTGGGCTCTCTTCACGTGGCTGTTGCAAACAATGCCACCACCAATGTGTATGGTGAATTGTTTGTTGAATTTTCTTTTGTTATGCACATTTTGAAGTCTCCTGATGATGGTTTAGCTAATGGTTTCGCCCATATAACAGAAAACCCCAATGGAACAGCCAATGCAGCCAACCCATTGGGGACGACAGGTGGGGTGATTGGAGCTGGGGACACTCTGCCTGTGGCACCCACGACGTCTTCGTTCCATTTGCCCGTCCAAGGTGATTACATACTGTTTGGTATATGGTCAAATTCCACCGGGACTATTTCAGCCAACGGTGGGTATGGACTCGGAACTAATATCGTGTTGGTTAGCTCGTTTCAAGATTATGCAACATCTTTTGTCAACGTGTTTAACGCTAGCGTTGCCATGTCAGTAGCATATGTTAGGGTTAATGCAAATGGATCTGGGGTTGCAAATATAGTAAACATCACCGGGTTAACTGGTATGACATTAGCAAAAACTGACATTTATGTACTCCCCTATTCCCCAACAGCACTCCGTGAAAATAAGTATATAGCTTTACGCAGGAATCCAATGAACACAATTAATGGCAATCAACTGCTGATGCAGGACCAGGCAAGAATACGAGGCCTGGAGAGCATGGTCATGAAATTAATGAGAACGGCCGAACTTAGGCGATCGCTCGAAGTGGATGATGAAAAATATATCCGTGCATCCACGCCCGATTCCACAGGCATGGTCTATGTTCCAGCACCACGATTGGTGGGTATCGAACCCAACCCGGGACCTGTTTTCATTGTCCCTCCTGAACCCCCACCCCCTGGTTCTTTGTCTGACTCCGATGATGATGTCGGCCATGAAATGATCGACTCGGTTATTGTGGATGTTGATCTAGCCGATGACGAACACTGTTATTGTTCCATTTGCGAAGAGCTTAATTGGAGCTCTAATGAATATAAGAGTCACATGTTAAACACGAGTTATGACATGGGACAAATTATCGGAGTCATGCGTGCGAGGTCCTTGTATCTTGGATTGTGGGTCCTCAACGGGCACTGGTTGTTATTGCGTGAAGTGAGATCGAATCGATTTTTCAGGATGAGTACACCATCGAAAAA